GTTCTCAAAACGAGAGCTGACTGGCAATGCTGCAATCGAACACTTGAAGTACATCTTGTCAAGCGTTAATGAAGATGATGCGAAAGTGATTGAGCGGATCATTAGCAAGGATCTAAAGTGTGGAGTTAGTGAGGCTACTGTGAACGCCGTGTGGCCTGGATTGATTCCTGAGTATCCCTGTATGCTTGCCTCAGCTTATGATCAGAAATTAGTCGATAAGGTTAAATTTCCGGCCTATATCCAACTCAAGCTGGATGGTATGAGGTTCAATGCTATCGTTAAGAATGGCACTGTGCAGTTTCGGTCTCGTAATGGAAAGGAGATTGACATCGCCGATCCTCTATTCGCACTTCCGTTTATTCACCTTGCTGCGTTCTATAAATCCGACGTGGTGTTTGATGGCGAGCTTCTTGTTGTTGATAGTGCTGGTAAGACTCTTGATCGTAAGACTGGTAATGGAATCCTGAACAAAGCTGTTAAGGGAACCCAATCTAAACAAGAAGGGTCGATGGTTCGAGCAACCGTGTGGGATGCTATTCCACTTGATGCGTTCGAGCAAGGGATCTATAAAGTGTCTTATGATGACCGGGCACAGAAACTTCATGCAGCGATTAATGATCTCAATTCCAGCAGTTCAGGTATCGCTTTCCTAGTATCAATGGCACCAACGTATCCAGTGAATGGTGTGTATGAAGTGCAGAAGTACTTCGAGAAATTTCTTGCACTCGGTCAAGAAGGTATCATCCTCAAGACAAAAGAAATGATTTGGGAGAACAAGAGATCCAAACACCAAATCAAGTTCAAGGGTGAGATGGAGTGTGATTTGAAAGTCGTTGATTGGGTTGAAGGGACTGGAAAGAATGTTGGACGTATGGGTGCTCTTGTTGTTGAGTCTGCTGACGGTTTTGTCAAAGTCGGTTTGGGTACGGGCTTTAGTGATGCTGATCGTATGGCTATTACTCGTGCTGACGTTGGACGGATCGTTGCCGTCAAGTACAATGCCCGAATCACCGACAAGCGTACAGGTCTAGATTCTTTGTTTCTTCCCGTGTTTGTTGAATTCCGTGACGACAAGAATGTTGCTGACAAATCTAAGGATATCAAATGACGACTGTACTGACACGCCGAGCACTTGAAAAGTTTGACTTGAACAACAAAGATCATATACAATTGTATAGAGATTTTCTGATCTCATCGAAGTGGACAAATGGTTGCCCATTCGCATTGGAATATCCATGGGCAAATGTTCCAGACATGATCAAAGATAAGCTCGTGAAGTTTTATCTAAAAGTTGAGGAGTGAAGTTGTACACTAATGTATACCGAAAAGGTAATTATCTCTATGTAAGGGGAGTGGAGGATGGACGGAGGTTCAGCCGGAAGGTTGACTTCCGTCCAACTATTTGGACAGAGGGTAAAGTCAAAGACGCTACTGGCAAATGGCATACACTCGATGGAAAGATTGTCTATGCACTCCAGCCTGGTACAATGTATGATACAAAAGACTACCTACAAAGGTATTCTGACGTACACGGTATGGCTCTGTATGAGTCTCCTGGCCATGTGTATCAATGGATCGCCGAGAACTATCCAGAAGAGATTGTATGGTATCCTAAAGACATCCAAGTATTCACACTAGACATCGAAACGCAAACAGAGTATGGATTTCCTGATCCTAACACTGCTGGTGAGCAGATCATTCTTCTAACTATCAAGGACACTCGTCACGAGAAGTTGATTACTTGGGGACTTGGACCATTCAAGAACAATCTTAAGCATGTTGAGTATCGACAGTTTGATACAGAGCAAGGCCTGCTGAAGGACTTCATTGTATGGTGGCAGCAGAACTATCCTGATGTGGTTACAGGATGGAACATTACAATGTTCGACATTCCATACCTATACAATCGGATGTGTCGAGTGCTAGGAGAGACGCTAGCAAACAAACTCAGTCCTTGGGGACAAGTTAGTCCTCGTGAAATCAATTATGGTAATCGTAAGGTCACTGTGCGTGACATTGCAGGTATTGCTGATTTGGATTACCTGGATCTATACAACAAGTTTACTTACACAGCCCAAGAAAGCTATAAACTAGATCACATCGCATTCGTGGAGCTTGGTGAGCGTAAGGTAGAGAATCCTGGAACGACATTCAAAGACTTCTACACTAATCATTGGCAGACGTTTGTAGAGTATAACATTCGAGACGTTGAGCTTGTTGACAAACTCGATGCTAAGATGAAGTTGATGGACCTTGCTCTAACGATTGCATATGCAGCGAAAGTTAACTATGAGGATGTGTTCAGTCCAGTAAAGACTTGGGACATCATTATCTACAACTACCTCAACGAGCAGAAGATTGTTGTCCCACCTCGCAAAGGTGGCGAGAAGACCGAAGCGTACGAAGGTGCTTTCGTTAAAGATCCATTGGTTGGTAAACATAACTGGTGTTGTTCATTCGACTTGAATTCGCTGTACCCTCATTTGATCATGCAGTATAACATGAGCCCCGAGACTATTACGGATCTGAGATTGAATGTATCTGTCGACAGTCTTCTTGATAGGCAGTGTGATCTGCAGGAAGCATATGATAATGACTATGCTGTTGCAGCTAATGGTTGGTGCTTCAGGCGCGATAAGAAAGGCCTGTTGCCAACTCAGATGCAGTTGTATTACGACAAGCGAGTGATCTATAAGAAGGAGATGCTGAAAGCGAAGCAAGAGTACGAGAATACAAACGATCCTAAGTGGAAGATGGAGATCAGTAGGCTAAACAATCTCCAGATGGCGATGAAGATTCTTTTGAACAGCGCTTATGGTGCTTGCGGGAATGCATACTTCCGATACTTTGATACTCGTATTGCTGAAGGGATTACTATCAGTGGTCAGCTATCAATTCGTTGGATTGCCAACAAGCTAAATGGTTATCTAGACAAGATTCTCGACGACAAGAAAGATCGAATTGTCCTAATCGATACAGACTCGGTTGTTCTGACACTGAACGATTTGGTCAACAAGTTCTTTAAGGGACAATCAACAGACAAGACTATTCGGTTCATGGATAAGTTTGCGGAAGATAAGATCCAACCGTTCCTCGACAAATCTTATCAAGAGCTTGCCGACTATGTGAACGCATATGAGCAGAAGATGCAAATGAAGAGAGAGAATCTCGTCGATGTGATGATCAGTGTTAGCAAGAAGCGGTATGTGATGTCTGTTCACAATAGTGAGGGTGTCCAATACAAGGAACCTCAACTAAAGGTGATGGGACTGCAGATGGTCAAGTCAAGTACTCCTAACGTGATCAAGGAGAAGTTGAAAGATTCGTTGCCAATCATCCTCCACGGCCAGGAACAAGATGTTCAACTGTATGTTGCTGACTATAAGACTGCATTCAGGAATCTGGATGTTGAGAGTATTGCATTCCCTCGAGGTATCACTGATGTGCAAAAGTATGCTGGAAAAGACATCTACGTGAAAGGTACGCCAATCCATGTACGAGGTGCATTGATGTATAATCATCTAGTGAAGTCGATGCAGCTAGACAAGAAGTATCCTCTGATCAAAGACAAGGATAAGATCAAGTTTGTATACCTTAAGACTCCAAATCCAATCGGCGAAGATTGTATTGCGTTCGTGGACAAACTACCTGCTGAATTTAATTTGACAGAATATGTAGATTATAATAAGATGTTCGAGAAGACGTTTCAAGATGCTGTCCAGAACATTCTGGATGCTCTAGGTTGGTCTGTAGAGCAAAGAGCGACTCTCGAGGATTGGTTTGCATGAACAAACGTAACTTGAAACTCATACATGAGTTTATTCAGAAGAAGGGGGATGAGATCCAATCGATCCTTCCTCCTCTTCCTGGTCATCCTGTACGACAAGCTCAGGCTCATCTGTACAAGGAGATCAAACTCAGGTTTGGAGTTCCAGTTGCAGAGCTTGGTGATGGTCGGTTTGATGAAGTAATGAGATTATTGCACATTTGTGTTGAACATGCAGCTGATCCTGGTATTAGAAAGTATTTGGAGTGGGTTGTTCCTGAACAGCCTAAGTCAACATTGGAGGAATGGTTTGATGAAAACACATACAATAAGGAAAGACAATGAAGGTTCTAAAGTTTTACGCTGATTGGTGTAGTCCATGCAAATCACTATCAAATGTGATTGCTGGGATTCCTGATCTAAAGATTGAAATCGATAACATTAACATTGAAGAAGATGTTGACGCTGCTGTTGAATATACGGTTAGATCAATTCCCACCTGTATTCTCTTAGATGATCAAGGTAAAGAGATTCGACGTGCTTCAGGTGGCATGACAGCAGAAGAGTTTAAGAAATTTGTTGGAGAATGATATGAGTCTATTGGATAAAATTAAGAAGAACTCTACAATCAAGGATACCGCTATCCTTGCACAAAGTAAGTTCTTCACAAAGAAGGATATGATTCCTACAAGCGTACCCGCAATTAATGTTGCACTGTCGGGTAGGTTGGATGGAGGTCTAACTCCTGGATTGACTATGTGGGCTGGTCCATCTAAACATTTCAAGACAATGTTCAGTTTGATCATGGCGAAAGCGTACATGGACAAACACCAAGATGCTGTCGTATTGTTCTATGATTCAGAGTTTGGTACACCACAATCGTACTTTAGCACACTTGGCATTGATACTGATAGAGTAGTTCATACACCTATCACTGATGTAGAGCAGTTGAAGTTTGACATCATGCAACAACTTCAAAACATCGAGCGAGGTGAGCATGTAGCAATCATTATTGACTCTATTGGTAACTTGGCTTCGAAGAAAGAAGTTGAAGATACTCTCGAGCAGAAGTCAGTTGCCGATATGTCGCGAGCTAAGCAGATCAAGTCTTTGTTCCGAATGATTACACCACACCTGACAATCAAAGACATTCCAATGGTTGTAGTCAATCACACCTACAAAGAGATTGGTCTGTATCCAAAAGATATTGTTGGTGGTGGTACTGGTTCATATTACTCAGCCGATAACATCTTCATTCTTGGACGGCAACAAGAGAAGGATGGCACCGAACTAGCAGGATGGAACTTTATCATTAACGTGGAGAAGTCGCGATATGTCAAGGAAAAATCAAAGATTCCTATTACTGTTAAATTTGATGGTGGTCTGTCTCGCTGGTCTGGTCTTCTTGACATGGCTCTAGAAGCTAAGATTGTAATCAAACCTACCAACGGATGGTATTCGCGTGTTAACACAGAAACTGGAGAAGTTGAAGACAAGAAGTACCGTCTGAAAGAAACGGACACCAAAGACTTTTGGATGCCAATTCTGATGGACAAAACTTTCCAGGAATGGGTCAAGAACAACTATCAAATTAGTGCTGGTCAACTAATGTCAGACGAGGAAATCGATGAAGCCCTACAAGGTAGTGAATGACCAATGGATTGAGTTGACAGAGGGGCCGTATGAAGGTATAATTTACAAGTACGGTCGTGTCCAACTAATCGAAGAAGATGACACTCTTCGTGTTAGGTTTGAATATCAATTGGCTGATGGTACAAGGTTGGATGACAAGTTTGTACAATACATTGGCCCAATTCTTTCAGAGATGATTGAAGAAGGTCTTCTTAAGAACAGCATTGTTTATACAGGTGGAGTCGAACTCGATGAGAATCGAAGTTAAAATTTTATCATCACTGATTCATAACGAGGAGTACACTCGCAAGGTGGCTCCTTTCATTTCTCCAGCTTACTTTCAAGAGAAACTAGAGAAGTGTATTGCTACTGAAATTGTAGCCTTCTTTGAGAAGTACAACAAGCTTCCGACACAGGATGTGATTAGCATCGAGCTTAGTAATCGTAAAGATCTGACTGACAAAGAGCTTGCAGAAGCTCAGCGAATTGTGTCTTCATTACATCCTGACAGAACTAATCTTGATTGGCTAATTGAGCATACAGAGCAGTTCTGTAAGAAGCGAGCTCTGTACAATGCAATCTTACAATCAATCAAAGTCATTGATGGTACGGACACGAAGTTAACAGATGAAGCTCTCCCTAAGCTCCTACAAGATGCTTTGACTGTGTCTTTTGACCAACACGTCGGCCACGACTATATTGATAATGCAGATGATCGATATGAATTCTACCATCGTGTAGAGGAGAAGGTTGCATTTGATCTCGAGATGATGAACAAGATCACTGCTGGTGGTCTTTCCAAGAAATCCTTGAATATCGTTCTAGCAGGTACTGGAGCCGGTAAGTCTTTGTTTATGTGTCACGTGGCAGCAAGTACTCTAATGCAAGGGAAGAATGTACTATACATTACACTAGAGATGGCTGAGGAGAGGATTGCTGAACGGATCGATGCCAATCTGATGAACTTGTCGATGGATGATCTTAAGAATGTCGACAAGAAGTCATTCGAAAATCGAGTATCAAGGATTGCTGGAAAAACTCAAGGTAAGTTGATCATTAAGGAATATCCTACTGCAGGAGCTCATTCAGGGCACTTTCGAGCTTTGATTGAAGAGTTGAAGTCCAAGCGTGATTTTAGCCCAGATCTGCTGATCATCGATTATTTGAACATCTGTTCTAGTGCTCGCCTCAAGATGGGTGCTGCTGTGAATTCATATACATATGTAAAGTCGATCGCAGAAGAACTTCGAGGCCTGGCTGTCGAGTATAGCATTCCACTTCTATCTGCAACTCAGACGACGAGAGGCGGCTACGACAATTCAGATGTAAGTCTAACTGACACTTCCGAGTCATTTGGTCTACCAGCAACTGCAGACTTAATGTTTGCTCTGATTAGGTCTGAAGAACTTGACGATCTCAATCAAGTTATGATCAAGCAGTTGAAGAACCGATATGCGGATCCTTCATACTACAAACGGTTTGTACTTGGTGTAGATCGATCAAAGATGAAGCTCTATGATGTGGAGGAATCTGCACAGAAGGATCTAGCTGATTCTGGCCAGGATGATGAGCCTGTATTTGATAAGAGCTCCTTTGGAAAACGAGCCAAACGTGAGCTTAGTTTTGATGGGTTCAAGTGATCATCGACACTCAACAAACCCGCTTCGGCGGGTTTTCTTTTGTATAAATATAACATTATAGTAACGGGTATACCATGGCAGATCTAGCAAGCAAGTCGACGGACGGCAGACTCTCCTTCACCAAATACGTCACCGATAATAAACGCTTTCTCGACATCGAGTATGAGGTGGAGAAAGGGAAGAAGACTGTCGTTTACAAAAAGAGTGGATCTAAGTTGATCCCCGGCAATAAAGAATATAAAGAAGGCACCAAGCTAAAAATTACAGATTCTAAGCTACATGAAGTGTCAGGAATGAAGCTAGCTGCTGTTAAAATTGGCAACGATGCCGGTTTTATTCCAATCAACACAATTCGCAAGCCAACTGGTGGTAATGGTACTCAGTATGAAGATGAAGTGGTTGATGCAATAAATGCGTATATACTAAAGGCTGGTGGGAAGATTGATATTAGGTTAAAAGGCGACACCAAGACATACAAAGGATTATCATACTGTGTGAAGGTAGATACAGCGATCAAGAAAGCTGGAGGTGTTAGAGGCGACCCTAAAGCGGATATTATTGTATGTCGTGACAAATCAAACGTGTTTGGACCTGACTCAATATACATCTCACATAAGAAGGAAGGTGGCCCTGAAGCGTTCCAACAATATGGTGGACTTTCAGAACAAGCTGGGCCAGAGATTTATGGTCATAAGCTGGTACAGAAATTTCTATCACAGGTAGCAACTGTTCTTGGTGGATCCCAGCAACTCCCATCACCCGTAATGGGAACCTTTAATGATCCTACGCTTGCTAACATGTCCATTTATGGACCTGACTATGGTAAGAAGTTCTCTTTACAGCACACGCAGATTATTGGTCAAGGAAAGCCCGTTTTCAAAGAAACTGCACGACACGTCGAGATGTCATTCTCCAGTCACATGTCGTTGTCAGGAGATTTGTCGCACTTCACGGGAGGATATCTTCCAGTATTTGGAGCAACGTTTCGGGCAGGCCGAGGATTCGACTACAAAGGGAAGAGATATAATGGAGCTCGTGTAGCTATCTATCCTTATAAATTAATGGCCACTCGCGGTGGATTAATTACCTTCCAGATTAAATGACACTATGCTAAACCTCAAAGAATTCCTCAAAGAAGAGAAAAATGTTCATATGGAACACATTGAAGATTTGGTCTTCAATGAGGGAGTTGAAGGCACACGGAAAGCAATTAACTTCCTTCGTGACCTTAGAGATATGCTTGCTGGCAACTCAAAAACCAGAGTGTCAGCTACAGTAAAGTGGGATGGAGCTCCAGCAGTGTTTGCTGGGATTGATCCTCGCGACGGTAAGTTCTTTGTAGCCAAGAAAGGCGTATTCAACAAAGAACCAAAGATATATAAAACAGCGGCAGATGTTGATGCAGATACATCTGGCGACTTAGCAGTAAAACTCAAGATTGCACTTCAAGAGTTTAAAAAGCTGGGCATTAAGTCCGGCGTTTATCAGGGCGACCTGATGTACACACACGACACACTCAGAAAGGAAACTATCGATGGCCTGGATTATATTACTTTCCACCCTAATACCATTGTCTACGCTGTTCCCCTCAATAGTACTCTTGGCAAAAGAATCCAAGGCTCAAAAATAGGGGTTGTTTGGCATACCACCTACACTGGTGACTCTTTTGAGACAATGAAAGCAGCCTTTGGAAAGCCAATTGCCACTACTCTCAACTCAGTTCCATCAGTGTGGATGGATGATGCCAACTACAAAGACTACTCTGGTACAGCTACATTTACAGCTGCAGAGACAAAACACGTTACGAGCTTATTGTCTGCTGCAGGCACACTATTCCAATCAATGAATCCCAAGACCCTAAATCAGATTAGGGACAACGAAGAATTGTTGATGTTAATTAAGACGTTCAACAATTCCAAAGTAAGAGCGGGAGAGCAAATCAAAAATCCAAAGGCTCATGTCGATGAACTATTGGATTGGATCCACAACAGATTTCAAGCTGAGATCGATTCAAAGAAAACCGAAAAAGGTAAGGCTGCCCAGCAAGCCAAGCTGAAGGGTATTATGTCATTCTTTGCCAATAATGATAAAGCAGAGATTGTAAAAATCTTTCAAATCAGCAACATGATTGCTGATATCAAGATGCCAATCATCAACAAGATGAACCAAGCTGGACACATTAAGACGTTTGTAAGTACCTCTAGTGGATTTAAGGTCACTGGAGTTGAAGGGTTCGTTGCAATTGACCATCTAACAAATGGTGCAGTTAAGATTGTAGATCGGATGGAGTTCTCAAAGAATAACTTTTCACCAGAAATAATTAAAGGATGGCAAAGATGAATGCAATCGTAGAATGGCTTAAACAATATTGGTTCATTTTTAGTGCTCTTGTTGCAGGAGGCGTTGCTTGGGGACAAACAACCATGCAAGTAGCTGAGCTCAAAGACAAGGTTTCTCGTGGTGAATCCAGAATTGAAACGACAGCAGAGTTCAAGAGTCGAATCGACGAAAGAACTATCATTATGCAACGCGAGCAAAAAGAGATGCAAGATGAGCAGAAGGAGCAGCGCCAGATCTTGATGGAAATCTTAGCGACACAACGCGCATGGGCACAACGAAACAATGTTGTTGTAAAGCAGCAAGCTCCTGTTAAGACAACTGAGGCACCAAAATGATATCATTCAAAGAGTACCTTTCCGAGAAAGAAAAAGATCCTTGCTGGACTGGATACCGTCAACTTGGAATGAAGAAAAAGAACGGCAAGGAAGTGCCAAACTGCATTCCTGAAGATATGGCTGTCGGCGATGGGTTTATATTTGAAGATGGTTCTGAAGGTGAAATCGTTTCCATTGAAGAAGCAGAATACCAAGGTCGTGAGGTCACTCTCAACAAACCTATGCCTGGCGATGTTAAGAAGTCAAAGGTATATGTTAAGAATGCAAAGGGAAACATCGTCAAAGTAAATTTTGGTGACCCAAACATGACAATCAAGAAGAACATTCCTGCACGCAGGAAATCTTTCCGCGCTCGTCACAATTGCGATGATCCAGGTCCAAAGGACAAGGCTCGTTATTGGAGCTGTAAGGCCTGGTAAGGAACAGTCATGCTATCATTCCTACAATATTTCAAAGAAGCTAAGGTGTCTACCGAGCATAAGCCAATGGAGCAAGTGCGAGACACAGACCTTCCTGGTTTGATTGGAAAGGGTGCTTTTACCTCACTATCAAAGCACCCTTGGTTGAAAGACTATTCAACATGGCATAAGGCTTGGAAGCATGGTGTAGATAGAGTTGGATTTCATACAGTGGAGGTGTATCCATACTTCCCGCACGCCCATACTACTCCAGATGGTAGAGTACGGCCCGAGACGATGCTTCGATTTACAATCTCTCATTTTGGTCCTACAGGTAAGGTCAGACAAGTAGATAAGTACATAAGGGATAAAGAACCAAACGAGAACGAAAAGCGGTTTGGTCCTACTGCTGGTTGGAATTATGTAAAATCTTGGAAGAAAGATGAGTGACGACCTAAACAGCTTTTTGAAAATTCTTGCTGACGGCAAGAAACAGAAACAACAAGTAAGGGAAGAATCTAAGGCCAGCCTTGGAGACTTCCTTTCTGCCGTTTCTGAACAAAAAGCTAAAGACCCTAAAGCTCAGATGTTGAAGGAAGTTAGAAAACGAGCTCAGGAAGACATTGCTGGATTGTTTGGTCAGCTCAAGGAAACTAAACCGGCGCCCGTCATTGCAAAAGAGAATCCCCCACCTCCAGCACAAGGACCTGAAATTGTAGGTGAGTTAATACCTGAGAAACTTGTTGAGGATAGGGTACTAACAGAAGTGATTGTGCCTGAGGTTAAGCCTGCCAGTGAACAGGTGCCAATGGATATTATTGACAAGTATATAAAACAGAATGCATCGTTCCAACAGCCCAACCCCGATCCTGTAGATCCCACGCTAAAGGCAATCCAAGATAAACTTAAATTTATGGAGCAGTGGATTGGAAAGATCGCTGCAACCGGCCCCGGAGGCGGTGAAGTTAATCTTAGGTGGTTGGATGACGTAGATCGTCCAACAATTTATGATATGAGGTATTTGAGGTATAATGACTCTACAAAGAAGTTTGAGTTTGCAGAAGTTAACCCACATGACGTTGTATACACAACATATCTTGTCGAATCTCCAACATACACGGTTAGTAACGAGGATTATTATGTTGGTGTTAACTATAATGGGCCCACCACGATCACACTACCATCTAATCCAAGCTCTGGAAGAGTAGTTATCATCAAAGACGAATCTGGCAATGCTGAAACTAATCCTATCACAGTAGTTGGAAATGTAGACAATGATTCAGGGGGATTCATCATTCAAATCAATAACGGTGCTGTACAAATGATTTATAGGAATGGCTGGAGGATTATATGACATATTTGTTTAAACCATATGACGGTGAAGTCAAGAATGACTCTGGCAATCCTTTACCAGTTTCCAAAAATACTACTGTAAATTCAGACACTAACCCAATATTTGTTCAAGGTACTGCCGACACTAGCTTCTTTGACCCAACACAATCAGATGCTTTTGGTCGTCTGAGAGTATCAAATCCTTTCACGTTATATGACGCATCCCACAAATATCAGGACAACAGTAAATCATCAGCATATACAAGTGGAACAGCTTCGATCACTCATGATGCAAATTCTAGTACTATCGCTTTAACAATAGGTACGGCAAACGGCGATAGTATTGTTCGCGAAACTAATAGAGTGTTTGCTTATCAACCGGGCAAAAGTCTACAAATCATGACTACATTCTGTATGAACTCCGATAAAACTAATCTTCGACAGCGCAGAGGATATTTTGATGTTAATAATGGGTTGTATCTTGAGCGTAGTAACGGTACAGCCTATTTTGTACTAAGGTCCAGCTCTGTCAATGGTACTCCCGTTGAAAGAAAGGTTGCTCAAGGAAATTGGTCTGAAAATACATTCCCCCAACTAGATTTAGATCGAGTTCAAATTCTATGGTTTGATATTGAGTGGCTTGGTGTTGGGTCCGTTCGTTGTGGGTTTGTGTATGATGGTGCGTTTATCCACTGCCATACTTTCCATAATGCAAATACAGAGGTGTCTACAGGTGTCCCTTTAACCACAACATACATGGGAACAGGGTGTTTACCCCTAAGAACAGAGATTACAAATATTGGGACTACTGTTAGTTCAAGTACATATAGAGAGATTTGCTCTACCATTATTTCCGAAGGTGGCTTTGAATTGAGGGGCCGACCAACATCAGTTGGTCACTTACTAAATAATCCTGTCACCCTTGGCACTACAAATACACTATATCCAATACTATCCATTCGCCTTAAAGCAGGAAGAGATGGTGCCATTGTTCTTCCAAAGAACTTTTCTCTAGCTCCACTAACATCTGCTAACTATATGTGGGCGATAATTCAAGGTGTATCATCTGGTGGTACTTGGGTATCTGCTGGGAACGATAGCTCCGTTGAGTATAACTTAACTGCTACAAGTATCACTTCAACTCAATCAGTATATGAGCAGGGGTATATATTAGCAACCAACCAGTCTGTAGCTGCTCCAAGTACACAAATATTTCCATTCGCATTCCAATTAGAACGTAATTCACTATCAACACCAAAACTCTATTATGAGTTTATTTTGGCTGCGTCAACCACATCTCAAAATCCCACTATAGTTGGATCTATAAACTGGGAAGAGTTGACTTAAAGATTAGAAATATATAAATAATACAATCACAACACTTTATAAATGGATTAAATGAAATCATACCGCAGTTTAGTGGAATCCCTGCCATCAAAGACAGTTGTTTTTGCCTTTGGTAGATTCAATCCACCTACAACAGGTCACCAATTGCTCGTGCAGTTTGTTAAGAAGCTTGCCAAGCAAAATCGTGCCGACCATGTCATCTACGCTTCGCGGTCCCAAGATCCCAAGAAGAATCCACTATCAGTAGAAGCCAAGATCAAATACTTGAACTTGATGTTTCCTGACACTCATTTTGTTGGCGCTAATGATGAGCAGAGGACGTTCATTGAAGTAGCCAAATACCTCAACACTCGTTATAAGAATCTGATCATGGTTGCAGGATCAGATAGGGTGCCTGAGTACCAAAGAATTCTAGCTAAGTACAATGGCGACCTATTCAACTTTGATTCCGTCAAGGTAGTATCAGCTGGTGAACGTGATCCAGATGCTGATGACACATCAGGTATGTCAGCATCCAAAATGAGAGCGTTTGCATCAAAGGGTGACTTCAATTCATTCAAGCAAGGTCTTCCTACAACAATGAGGGAAATTGACGCAAGACGTTTGATGAATGACGTTCGTCAAGGAATGGGTCTGGAAGTTATCAAAGAACAAGTTAAGTTCATTGTAGACTCTTTACGAGAAGACTATTTCCAAGGAAAGATTTTTAACCTTGGTGACATTGTAGAGTCTATCAATGGAGAGAAGTTTACAATAGTCAAGCGCGGCACCAATCATCTGCTCTGTAAAGATGAAAATGGTGTTCTTGTATCTAAGTGGTTACACGAGGTAGGTCAAAGTGATTAATGAAGATATCAAACCAGGATATGCTCCTTCTGAAGTAAGTTTTAGAGGGTTTACAACAAAGAACTTACATCACTCTGAAGACTCCGTGAAAGCTTTTCAAGATACAATTGAACGGATGGGTGATCAACATCCACGTGAGGTGTTAATGGCACTGAAAGCCACTGACATGTACATGAAGCTAAACGACATGCACCTTGAGCAAGGTCAATCACCTGACGAGAAAGAAATTAAAAGGTGGGTGCTGGCACATAGGGCTGCAAGGGATGCGCTTTTACCTATTGGCGAATTTATTCACCACCAAGATTATTGGCACACCCATCAACATGAGTTGCAGGACCTTATGACAAAGTATAATCCAGAAACTGCAGGAGCAGAGATGTCAGACTCTTATGATCCACAAGGCAATCAGTTAGATGAAGCAAAGCCTCTTAGTAAAATGTCAGATGAAGAGCTTTCTAATGCTGAAAAAGAAGTGCAGCAAAAGATTAATAGTGTGCCAGCTAGCAAGAGAAGAGTGACTGCTGGCCACCCTCTTGCAGTCAAAATGCGCGCAATCCGACTTCAAAAAATGATTAGATCATCAAAGAATGTTAACGAAGAGACGGAGTTAGATGAAGCTGGTCCATTTAGTTACGGCGCAAAGACGCCTCGAAAGGGATCAGTTGCTTACAATGCAATGATGAAGCGTAAAGAGCAAGAAAAGAATACAAAACCAATCGAACCTAAAGATCAGATGGTTGGTACTGCAAAAATCTTGCAAAAAGAAGAACTAACAGACAAAACTATCAAATCAGCTGATAAGATCAAGGTAGCTCGTGTAATTGCTGACATGCTTGGTGTTGAGGATGCTGAGAAAAAGTCTCCAGAGCAAGCAATTGCAGCTGGTCTAAAGTCAGTAAAGAACAAGAGAATGACACCAGAGCTAGTTGGTGTCATTCGTAAGATGGTTGCACTTGCCCAAGAAGTAGGCGTAAAGGTTGATACAAATATGTTACCTAAAGCAGTTGCAGAAGCTAAAGAAGAATCAACAGACATTGATCCAAGTACTGATTACGCAGCCGCTCGTGGTATTATGAGGCTATCAGATTTCGTCAAGTCAAAAAAGACTGTTGATGGGTCAGTTGTACCTTCGGAGGTTGGTCATTCTCTTCACTCATCAGATGGTGATACCACACGTCATATGAAAGTGAGATATAAGACTGAACAAGTGCAAGTTACGGAAAGTGAAAAGGAAGATGTTGAAGACACATCTGATTATAAAGTAGATAAAGCTGGCCGCAAATACAAAGCTCACAGAATTGTATTCAAAAAGGGCGAAGACGATAAAGAAGATATCAAAGAAGAGGCTGAGGTTGATCTAGATGATAAAGCTCTAGATCAAATGGCTTCTACAGTAGATCACGAAGATGACATTCTTGACGCATACGATGACAATGAAGTTTGCATTGTAGACCAAGATACAGGTGAAGAGTGTGAGATTGAAGGAGTCAATGAAGAAGTTCTTAATGAGGTACTATCAAGATCTGAAAGAATTCGTGCTCGTATCAGATTCATAAGAACACAATCAAAGCGCAGTCGTCGCTTGCAAGTAGTACTAAGACGTAGATCCGATTCCAAGACCATTGCTAAGAGAGCTCGTAGAGTAGCTATCAACATGCTAAAAGAACGAATCATGAAGAAGCCTGTTAGTGCAATGTCTGTTGCTGAAAAGGAAAGAGTAGAAGCCATGCTCTCCAAGCGCAAAGCTCTAATTGATAGACTAGCAATGAGACTAGTACCAAACATTCGTAAGATTGAGAATGAGAGGTTATCACATCCTGCTGTTACTAAAGGTGAATAATAATGAACGAAATCCAAGCTGCGTTGAGGGTAGTACTAGCCAACACATTTGTAATGTATTTTAAGACCCACTCATATCATTGGAACGTAGAAGGTGTGCTTTTTTCTCTGTATCATGATTTCTTTGGCGACCTTTATAGTTAGCTACATGGCGCTGTTGATGATATTGCTGAGCATATTCGGAAAGTAGATGGGTATGCTCCTATAAGCATTTCTAACTTATTAGATGCTGGTACCTTACCAGAAGATATGGTTAAACCAGTTGATGTTCGTGGAATGCTGAATAACTTACTAACAGCAAATGACGAAGTTATGGAAAGCCTAAATAAATCATTTGCTGTTGCAGAATCTATTGGCAACCAAGGTCTAATGGATTTCTTGGCTGGTAGAATAGATACTCATTCAAAACATAGATGGGTGATTAGATCGTCCCTAGTAGGAATTGGAGCCTAAATGAAGACTTTCAAGGAATTGCTTGGTATTGCTGAAGCAAAAGCAACTATGTGTGGTCGATGTGGAACTGTCCACGTTCCTCCATCACAAGGTGGTAAGTGTCCAGCTCTAGCAAAAGAAGAACTAGAAACAGTAGAAGAGTCTGCTGACGGCAAGAAGCTCGTGAAAGGTGGATCCGGTACCGAATCAGATCCTCATACAGCTCACACATGGGTTGACATTCGTGACTTTGGTGATCATATGCATCACCTTGCTAAGAAGTCTGGTAAGCCTGTCCACTATAAGTTCAACAGCCAACACTACAAAGCTACTCCAGAATCAAAAGGATTCAAGATCAAGAGTGGTACAGGTGAGATTGTTAAAGAACAGCAAGGTGTGTCGGAAGTTTGGAAAGGGCACAGTGATACTGTAAAGAATCCTAACTTCAACGATGAATTGAGTTATCGCCGAGTTAACCCAGTGGGCAATCGTTTGAAGTCTGGTAAATTAAGTGCCGATGAACGTGGAAGTCAAGAGCGCCTTAAATCACTGATGAAGTATACACAGAAAAAAGGTGGTTTAGCTGGTCCTAAAGGCGTATTACCAGAGCAAGGTGTAGTGGAAGGCCAAGACTGGAGTCCAGGCGCCAAAGAAACAATGAACAAAGATAAGATCGCTAGTCTGAAAAATCTCATTGCTAGTTATAAGCAAAAAGGAAATGATGCTAAAGTTAAAGAGTTGCAGGCAGAATTGAAATCTATGCAAGAAGAAACACTACAATCCGACACCACTCAGATAGTCAAAGAAGAGGTAACTACAATGAACCCAATGGATCGATACATTGCTGCAATTAGCAATAGTTCAGATTTTACATCACTAGATGAAAAGAAGCTTACTCCTGCTGAGATGAAAAAGCGCGAGGAAGTTGCTAAAGCAATTGAGCGCGAGAATCCAGACATGCCAATGGCAAAGAAGATGGCCATTGCCACAGCTACTGCCAAGAAGGTTGCTGAAGACGTTGAGGAAGTAGAAGAGGCCAAATCACACACTGTACCAAAGACAGAGCGTGAGAAGGATCTTGCTGCAGCTGCTGAACCAAAAGATAAGATCACTCATAAAGACGTTCTTGTTAAGCGTGGTGTTGTTAGAGAAGAAGAGTTGGAAGAAGGTGCTGATGTTGAATATCATGTAGTTCTCCGTCATCCAAAAGAAGGTAAAAAAGTAGTAAGAGTTAGCGCTCTTACTCCTTCAGACGCTGCAGAAAAGGCTAAGTCTGATTATCCAGATCATAAAGTTGATAAAATTCGTGATCCTCAAGAAAAAAATTACTTTAGAACAGAAGAAGTTGAAGAAGCCTTTCAGAGAAACATGAATCCTCATAATGATCTAGCTGGACGTGGTAGCAGAACAAGTTTCAACAAAACTGCTGCTGGCAAAAAGAGAGAGTTTGATCGCGGAACAGAATTACTGAAAGACAAGATGAAGTTCACCAAGAGTCAAGGTGGTGTTGCTGGTCCAAAGGGTAAGTTACCTGAAGAAGTTGAACTAACCCAAGAAGAAGGCAATCCAACTGGCGTAACTATTCACTGGAAAGACGCTAAGACTGGCAAGTCACACTGGGCCACTCACTTCACAGCAAAGTCAGCTGCTGCTCACGAGAAAGAGCTAAAAGCTGCTGGCCATACAATTACACAACGTAAGCTCGAATATGCAAAAGAAGAAACGGACCTGACGGAAACCTATCACGACGAATTGTCAAGTAGAGATCCAGTTACTGGCAAACGTCCAGATGGAACAACTGCTGGGTCGTTTGAACTGCTAATGCAAAAAGCCGCCATTGCTCACCACGCTGCCGTTGCACGTACACGTGCGTCAAAAGAAGCTCAAATGAAGAAGAAGGTTGATGAGGAAGTTGAGCAAACCAACGAAGGAATGATTTCATACGTCGATTTCACTGATAAAATTTACGCTCATCGTCGAGCCGGCAATGCTGTAATCGATCATAAATATACAGACAAAAAAGCTTCTTATACTGTTGTTGATAAAGAGGGCACTGGGCGTAAGGTAACGCATACACCAAGCGGCTCTAAAATTGAGAATTTAGGTGCCGTGGCAGGATATGAAAAAGACAGTGAGAAAGCTGAAGTACCAACAGAGAAACGTGGTCGCGGACGACCAAAAGGTTCAACATCTGGCGCCCGCCGCCACAAATAAGGAGATACAAACATGTCACTTTGGGGAACAACCGATAATCAGGCAGGCAAGCCAAAATTTATTGCTCGTACTGCTGGCTTTACCTCTGCTAATATTGATGCTACAGCCAATTCATTTGATATTTCATTATCAGGTACTGGGTTTAATACTGGCGATCAGGTAATATATACAGGCAACGCCGTGGGTCCAACTAGCGGTGCTACTTACTTTGCACGTGTTATTGCTGCAGGGGTTGTCACACTATACAGCACTGCTGCTCAAGCTATTGCAGGTGGTGGTACAGGATTAGTGGACGTCACTAACGTTGGGACGGGTAATCACACGCTACAGCGCACTGGTGTAGCTGGTGTCATTACTACAGGTGGTGATCAAATCGTATTCGTCGATGCCCAAGAAGCTCAAGTATCAACTAATAAGGCTAAAGGTCTTACTGGAGCTGGCTGGTGGTTGTATAAGACATACACCGACGCCCAATCAGTTACACGTCATAAGGCAGAATGCTTAATTGCACTATCCGTCAATGCCACTGATTCTGGTGATGCTGAGGATACAATTGCTGTTGATCTAGCAATTACTATTGGTACACATCCAGCAAATATAACAAGAACAGCACCTGCTACAGCTACATTTACTGTAGTGGCTTCTATTAACAGCGATGTTCCATTAACATACCAGTGGCAGATTCAGCAAGAAGGAATTGGTGGTTGGTCAGATATTACTGGTGCAACAGCAGCCTCTTATACAACTGGTGCAACTGCTACTGGTGATGGTGCTGGTGCAACTGATGGCGATAAGTTCCGTGTGATCGTATCTGGTGGTGGCATCAGCGCAACATCAAACGTTGCTACACTGACTGTTGTATAATTTGTTATAGATAGGAGAGGAGGTTAACCTCCTCTCCTTCTTGTTATGCTTAATGATCTACCAATTAATGATCAAACTTTTTTGCTGGTGGCAATGCATCACTATGACAACACGCAATGTACCTCTATAGCAGAGTTTGAAGAGGATCTGAAAAGATTTAGTTACCTAAAGAAGTTGTTCAGTCGATATGCTGAGAATGGAGATCTTAAGAGCCGTCTCATTTTGAATCATATCATTGTGCTATTCAACTTATTTGGAATTGTCACTCCTGAATTGTTATTTTTCAAGATAGATAAAGAGTACTGGGGCGTACTTGCTACGTTCCTTGTCTATCTAAATAAGATGCCAGAAACGATTCCAGAGTTTGGGATTAGACTTTCAGATCTAACTTTAGACCCAACCATAGCAGATACCTTAAAGGAAATTTAATGGCACAAGTTGTTGACAATTTGATTGCTTATCGAGTCCTTTCTATGCTTGTCAAGCCGTTTGCGGAGACAGATGCATATAAACTTGGTATTATCGATGATACAGGTAAAAATCTGATTAAGTCTAAAGATTTTACCACCATGGATCAGAAGAACGCTTATACGTATCTACATCGATTGGTATTCAATCTAAAGAAACTCCTCAATAAGTTGCCAGGCGGTGAGTCGCAAACAAAGAATATTGTAGCTGCATTCTTTCTCCTTAAAGAGGCGTACGGATCACATTCTTTGAAAATAGATGAGGATAAATTAAAGCACCTTGTCAATTTACTAGAGGAAGGTGTTGTTCTTGCTGAAGAGCAGTTGGTGATCGAAGATTTCATGTTGGCGGAAGATGCTCCAGTTAACGCAACAGGGCCTGCAGTATCTACAGATGCACCTGTAATTCGTCGCAAAGCTCCTCGCAGATTTAGTAAATTCATAGTGAATGATAGTGTGTATAATAAGTTCACTAAAGGTAAAGCAAAGTATCGAAAGTGGGAAGAGTATCTGGATCTAAGTGATGATGGCCAGAGACTAATTTATGAATTTGCTAAAAAGAACCCCAACGGTGTAATCATTCTGCAAAACGGCAAGAATACAAAAGCAATTCGCTTCAATCGAAGTGGTGGTGGATCCTGGTCAAAACTAAAACGACCTTCAAAATAACTAACGGAGTAAGATTATGATCTCTTTCTTGATGAGCCCGATGGCTCGATATTTGGCATTAGCGCTTGTGGTAGTAACAGCAGTTGGTGGGTCGTATGTAAAGGGCAGATCAGACGGTGAAAGTTTAGCAGAGGCTAAAGTTGCTGCTGAAAGAGCTGCGTGGACTGCTAAGGTAGCAGAACAACAAGCCAGCGCTGCTGAAAGCACAGAAACAATCATCAAAGACTACATTACGATTGTCAACCATCTGCAGACAGAAGTTCAAAAACTTAGGAACACAAAACCTACGTCAACGAGCTCGACTAAGTACATCACCGAATACATTACCGTGTATGTACCTAAAGAAGTCGATAAACCTGTCAACAATGGTTTTGTCGATCTACATAATACAGCAGCGGAAGGTAAGATTCTATCTGACATTGCTAAAGCTGACAATGCGCAGTACTCAAAGTTTACACTATCAGATGTAGGCCGAGTAGTAGCAGATAATTACTATATGTGCAACATCACAGCTGCTCGTTTAGTGGCACTACAAAATGTAGTTCTTGACTTTCAGTCTAGACAAAGCGAGTTGGTCAGCAAATGAAGATCGCACTCGCTTTACTACTGGTGATCTTGGCGGGATGTTGTACAACTCCCCCGCCCGGAGAAGCGCAGTTGATACTTAAAGTACCAAAAGAACTTCTTGAGAGACCTGATCCTTTGAAGACCCTTAAGTAGTTACATCACAGCGGACATACTGATTCTCGCCGCGTAATTTTTAAAGGTCAACTAATTTTCAGTTGACCTTTTTTATTTGTACCTCTATTATTATCATCTAAGATAATAGGAGTGTTGTGATGTTGTGGGTTGATGTAAAGTATGCCAATATGCTTGGTTCTTATCTAAGGAACTTCAAGCGCAAGAGTGAATTCCTGTGGAACTACTCTTGTCCTGTTTGCGGCGACTCGTCGAAGAACAAGCTCAAGGCTCGTGGTTATGTTTACAAGGTAAAGATGGGGTTGTTTGTCAAGTGCCACAACTGTGGATACAGCACGAACATTGGCAACTTCATCAAATATCTTGACTCACCGTTGTATCAAGAATATACCTTAGAGAACTACAAAGAAAGTGGTCTTCCAAGGTCCCACCATTCGGGTGAAGATGCCGTACCTGATGTGATCAGGACATCATCCAAACCGAAGCCTACATTCCTATCAACCATTCATAGACTTGATTCGCTACCAAGCGATCATCCTGCAATGTTATATGTAAAGAAGAGGATGATACCAGATCACTGTCTATCGTTGCTATATATTGCTCCTAAGTTTGTAAAGTTTGTTAATGATGTGGTGCCAGGTAAGTTTAACGTTAATGCGAAAGAACATCCTCGATTGGTGATTCCGTTCTTCAATGAAGATGGAGAGTGTATTGCCTTTCAAGGGAGAGCATTCGGTAAAGAAGACCCTAAATACTACACTATAAAAATTGACGATGATGCTGAGAAGATTTTTGGTTTAGAGAGACTCGATAGAACCAAGCCGATGTACATTACAGAAGGACCTATCGACTCTCTATTCATCCCTAACAGCATTGCTGTATCAGGATCATCGTTTAGTTCTAAGATTATAGAGACATTAAAAGATAGGTGTACAGTAGTATATGACAATGAGCCCAGGTCTAAGGAACTCACAAAGCTGATTGAGAAGACTATTGGACAAGGATATAAAGTATGTCTTTGGCCAGACACTATTACACAAAAAGATATCAATGATATGATCGTTTCTGGGTTGACATCTGAACAAGTACAAGATATCATTGATAGAAACGCGGTTCAAGGTATAGAAGCTCAACTAAAATTTTCGACATGGAGAAAGTGCTAATGAAAGTTAAACTAGTGTCATTCAGTCAACCGACTGATGATTTTATTACCGAAGGAATTGAAGATGCACAAGACCTAATTGCGTACTGTGCTCGAGTATCAAATCCTGCCAACCAGTACAACACGCAGACATCAGAAAAGCTGATTGGATACTTGATCAAGAATGCTCACTGGTCTCCTTTGGAGATGGTGTCAGCTTGCTTAGAGATTGAAACAACTCGTGACATCGCTCGGCAGATCCTTCGTCATCGTTCATTCTCCTTTCAGGAATTCAGTCAGCGGTATGCAGATCCCACAAAGGATCTGAGTTTTGTTCGGAGGGAAGCTCGACTTCAAGATCCCAATAATCGACAAAACTCAATTGAAGTAGATGTAGCTACACTTGGTGATGCTAATATTATTGAGCAGTGGGACTTTCATCAGCGTCGAGTAATTAGTGCAGCCCGAGAAGCATATGCGTGGGCGATTAAAAATGGAATTGCTAAGGAGCAAGCACGAGTAGTACTTCCAGAAGGAAACACTGTTTCACGAATGTATATGAATGGTACACTTAGATCATGGGTTCACTTTATTCAGATTAGATCAGGTAACGGTACACAAAAAGAACATATGATGATTGCTAAAGAGTGTGCTAAAGTTATTGCACAAATCTTTCCTTTGAGTTCAACGTTTGTCGCAAAATAACAAGAGGAAATAATGGAAGACATCGTACACGGAATTAAAGTAGATTATAGTAGAGACAGTTTATTTTCAGAGTCAGGGTTAGGTCGATTGATTGATGGTTACTTGAGTGAAGGGGAGACCTCTCCACAACATCGATTTGCATTTGTATCAAAAACATTTTCTTCAAACCCTGAGCATGCTCAGCGATTGTATGAATATTCATCAAAGATGTGGTTGTCTTATGCTACACCAATCTTGTCCTACGGAAAGACAAAGCGTAGTCTTCCAATCTCGTGTTTCGCTTCCTTTTTAGGAGACTCGATGAGGTCTATTCTCGACACTTCATCAGAGACTCGTATGCTAGCTGTTGTCGGTGGCGGGGTCGGTCTACACATTGGACTACGGCCTGGCGATAAGAAATCTTCCGGAATTATCCCTCACTTAAAGACTTATGATGTTGACACTCTTGCTTTCAAACAAGGCACTACTCGTCGTGGCGCTACTGCAGCTTATCTTGATATCAATCACCCTGAGATCATCGATTTCTTGGAGATGCGAAAGCCTACAGGCGGTGATCCCAATCGTAAGTGTCTTAATCTGCATCATGGGATTAATATCACAGATGATTTCATGAAGCGTGTTGAAGCTCTATCACTACACAACGATGAGCTAACAAAAGAACAACGCGAGGAGCTAGATCGGTTTCCGTTGATCAATCAGCACTCAGGTGAAGTTGTTGAATATGCATCTGTTCGCGAACTATGGGAACGAATCCTTACGATTCGTATGGAGACGGGTGAGCCTTACCTTTGGTTCATTGATACAGTCAATAAAGCTCTACCAGAATTCCAGAAAGCAAAGGGTCTTGCCAATCGCGGCTCGAATCTTTGTTCGGAGATTACTCTTGCTACAGGAGACGATCGCACTTTCGTGTGCTGCCTATCATCCGTTAACCTAGAGCGTTATGATGAGTGGAAGAATGTACCACAGTTCATTCCTGATATCGTCGAGATGTTGGACAATGTGATTTCTTTGTTTTGTTCAGAAGGCAAGCGATTCCCTGAAATCAAGAATGCAGTATACTCAGCAGAACAAGAGCGTTCTATTGGTATCGGTGCAATGGGTTGGCATGCTCTCCTACAAAAGAAAGGTATCCCATTTGAATCTGCTATTGCTGTAGCTCTCAACAAATCCATTTGGAAGAAGATGAACGAACAAGCAAAGCAAACAACAATTCAACTAGCACAAACGAGAGGTCCATGTCCTGATTCTATTGGCAGCGATACACCTGTTCGTAACGCTCATTTGTTTGCCGTTGCTCCTAATGCTTCCAGCTCAATTCTACTTGACACCTCTCCTTCGATTGAACCCTATCGAGCCAATGTCTACCTTGAGAAGGGCGTCAATGGTACGCAGGTACACAAGAACAAGTATCTCGAGCAACTACTAGAGTCGAAAGGTAGAAACGATCAGAAGACGTGGACAGAGATCATTTCCAATGATGGTTCTGTTGCCTCTTTGGATTGTTTGGATGATAATGAGAAGGATGTGTTTAAGACATCGATGGAGATTGATCAAACGTGGATTATTCAACACGCTGCAGATCGACAGCCATACATCTGCCAATCACAATCCTTGAACCTATTCTTCAGCCCAACTACTAATGTAGAGTATCTACACCTCGTACATTTGATGGCATGGAGAACAGGACTCAAGTCTCTATACTATTGCCGGTCTGACGGTGTACGAAAAGCAGATAAAGTAGGTAAGAGAGTAGAGCGAGAACGAATCGAAGATATGAGAGATATGCTGCGTAGCGATGAACCAGTTTGTGCTGCGTGTGAAGGATGACAGTAATGACAAAGCAACTATTTGAACCAAGAAACTACTATAAGCCATTCGAGTATCCTCGAGCATACGAGCTTTATGAACAGTCTGAGAAGATGCATTGGAGCCCGGATGAGGTTCCCATGCATCAAGACATCCTTGACTGGAAAAACAAACTGACTAAAGAAGAGAAGCACTTCCTCACACAAATCTTTAGATTGTTCACTCAATCGGATGTTGATGTGGCTGGTGCATACGCTAATAAGTACCTTCCTCTGTTTCCAAAACCAGAGATCAGGATGATGCTGTTGAGCTTTGCTGCACGTGAAGCTGTCCATATTCAATCGTATAGTCATCTGATTGATACTCTAGGTATGCCTGAGACTACCTACAAGCAGTTCATGGAATATGAAGCGATGCGCGAGAAGCATGACTACATTGAAAACCTAATGGGTACTGACAAGAAACAGATTGTGCAACAGATTGCAGCATTCTCTGCTTTTACTGAAGGCATGCAACTGTTCTCATCGTTTATCATGTTATTGAACTTCACGCGGTTTAATAAGATGAATGGTATGGGTCAGATCATCACTTGGTCAATTAAAGATGAATCCGTACACGTTGAAGGTATGACATGGCTGTTCAAAGAGTTTATTAAAGAACACAGAGATATCTGGACCGATGAGTTGAAAGGTCAACTATATACTATTGCAGAAAAGATGGTTGAACTTGAAGATAAGTTTATCGACCTAGCTTTCGAAACTGGTGGTGTAGAAGGGCTAACCATTGAAGAAGTTAAGAATTACATCAGGTACATCGCTGATCGTCGTTTGATTGGTCTTGGTATGAAAGGAATCTTCAAGGTAAAGAACAATCCTCTACCTTGGGTCGAAGAGATCCTCAATGCACCAGAACACGCAAACTTTTTTGAACAGAGAGCTACAGCCTATGCTAAAGGCGCTCTAACAGGGTCGTGGGGTTCAGTATGGAAGTGATTAAGTCAGAGTATGTTGATGCAATTGTAGAGATCGCCAAAGAAGTGGAGACGGAAGACCCCATTGACTGGGGTGTTCTGAACATCAGCGAGGACGATGCATATCGATTGATTGCCCTCAATGTTGTCGAAACTTTGTCCCATAAATATGACGATCCGATGGCCAAGGAGGTGTTCCTTGCCACGATCACCAAACTAATTGTGGAAAATTTTGTGCTCAACTTAAAGCTAAGGAACCAAGCGTATGGTAGTGAAACAGTTCACATGCGATAATTGCGGAGCTGAGGGAAAGATTACTATCAAAGGAACTGACGTTCAGTTCGAAGATATAGTATGCTGCCCTGTGTGCTCAGGCGACATATACGAGGAAGAAGATATCGATGACAGCTCCTTGGACCTATAAGGGCGAGGTCATTGAAAGTATTGAACTACAGTATGTTGCATTCGTCTATAATATAACCAATCTTATAAATAACAAACAATACATTGGTCTCAAAACGACTCAATCGCGCAAGACAAAAACCATCAAAGGTAAGAAGAAACGATATGTGGTTGAGTCTGATTGGCGCGATTACTGGTCGTCTTCTGAAGAACTGAAGGCAGATGTTGAAAGGTTGGGTAAGGAGAACTTCACTCGTGAGATTCTCCACCTATGCATCAACAAGGGTACAGCCAACTATCTTGAAGCTCGTGAACAGTTCGATCGTCGTGTCTTAGAACGACCTGATCT